CCTATCCAGCTAATTCAATGCGTGCCTATTTGACACACTGTCTTGTTTATGCAATAAAGCGCCATGCGCGAAACGACACCCGAAACCAGCATTGTAACCCCGCAGTTGCCCCCAGCGGCCCCAAAACGCACTTTCCTTCTCGGCTTGGAGCAGTTCCAGGAACACCTAGCGAAGCTTGCCCACGACCTGGGCAGCAAGGCGGAATTAGCCAGACGCCTGAAAGTTACGGGGCAGTTTATAGACTTACTGATTGCCGGGAAGCGGAAGCCTGGAAAGAAAGTGCTGAAAGCTATCGGTGCGCGCCGTCGGGTGATGATTGAGATTGACGTGGAGGCTGAATGAGTGGCGAGTATCAGGAATGCATGGTTGGCGGGCATAACCCACCGTGCAGGCGCATCAATGGCAAGTGGGTTGCGGACCCGTGGCTAGAGTGTGAACGCCTAGGAGGGATAGTCGCCAAGCTAAAGTCCACGCTGGAAATGGTGGAATACGTTGGCGACGCCGCCGAAGGTATGGAGGGCTTCGCTATTTGTCCGTGGTGTGAGAGCGAGCCACATGCTGACGACTGCGTCCGGCAATTGGCGCTTCAGGAGACTGAATGAGTAGCGAAGCCCTAGTTCCCTACAACAAGGAAGCCGCAAGGGACATTCAGGAGGCGACTAAAGCCCGCGCGCTGGATTTGCACGGCGAGGTGATGAATAGGCTGGAAAGGATTCTGTATGGCCCCGACGACAAGGCGGCGCTTACCGCTGCCGGGCTAATACTCAAAATTGGCGGCGGGATGAAGACTCAGTCTGTGCGGGTTCAGGCGACTTTCAATCAGTTAATGGAAGCCGCGCCAATGCAGGCGGGGCCGTTGGCAGGACTGACGCAGATAACCGCAAGCGCGGTGATAGACGCGGAAGAAGATGACGACGATGGCTGAAAAACATTCCCGCCGATACTGGTATTGGAGACTGGCGGACATCGTGCCGCAAGGCAAGAGGTATACAGGATACACGGCGCTGTATAACTGGCTTTTCCTGCTTGGCCCTTATATCTCAACCGAAGCGGGGAAAGGATGGACGCTTGGTTTCAACTTCTATCTATTCGGGTTCTTGATAAGTCGCCAAGCCGCCATTTGGAACATGGACAGTAGATTTACCGGGCTTGAACTGTTTTGGATTCCGTCTCGATGGATTCCCTCTCGAATGAAGCCTGGTGATTGCATTTGGCGGCATCAGCGCCGCATTGGACGCTATTACCCTGGGAGATGACGACGACGGCGACACAACAGAATAGCGCCACAGACTTGGCCGTTGACGCGCTCAGGCTAGCCACGCCAGACCCGGCGCGGGTGGAACGAGAACTTGCGCTGTTTGACGCCGACCCCGAAGCGTACATCGCCCGTCGGTTCACCGAATTAGCTGAATGGGACTTCCCTGTTTGGGCGGCTATCAACGTATTCATAAAGACTAAAAAGGGCCAGCGAGTTCGGCTGAAGTTAAACCGCATCCAGCGCCGAATGTGGGAATGGCTGTTAGAGGACTTAGTGGCCCGCCGTCCCGTCCGATGGTTCATCCTGAAAGCGAGGCAAGAAGGCGTATCCACGTTCTGGCTGGCCGTGTTCCTATGGCTTACTTCCCTGCGCCCCAACCGTGAAGCGCTTATTTGTTCACTTGACGAAGCATCCACATTTGACTTCAACCACCGGGTTCGCGCGATGTACACCCAACTGCACCCGATGCTTCAGCCGATGACGCACACCGAAAACCGGGAGTTGGTTTACTTTGGGACACCGACACTGAAGCGCAAACAGGGCGCGGGCGTAGGACTTGAAAGCAAGCTGGTATTCAGCACGGCGCAGCGCGGTGAACTTGGCCGTTCGTACAACTTTCACGCGGTACTCCTATCGGAGTTCGCCATCTGGCCGGAAAAGCGCGTGGATGTTCAAAGTCAGATGGGCGGGCTGATGCAGGTGATGTCCGACGAAGCCGGGACGATAATTATCCTGGAGTCCACCGCCAAGGGTGAAAACGAAGCGACGAAGTGGTGGACGGAACAGGATAACGGCTATCGAAAAGTATTTATTCCCTGGTGCGCTTTTGATGAGTACAGAACCGCGCAACTCAAATACGACAAGCTGAAAGAACTATCCGCCGACCCTGATAGTCGCTACGGGAACGAAATAGAAGTGGCGCAGGTTGTCCGCGAAACCCTGCCGCTATGGTATCCGCAGGAAGTCGAACAAGACGGCGACTTTTGGCTGGATGAAGAAGTGCGCCGCCGTCTCCATTGGCGCAGGCGTACGATAGACACGAAATGTAATGGCAACCTACAGACATTCAACCACGAATACCCGCTGACGCCCGCCGATAGCTTCGCCACCGGCGCGAAGAACCTCTTTGACCACGAAAGTCTGGAAGAGATGCGCGCGCACGTTCAGGCCGAGGGCTACACGCCGATACGCTGCAAGTTGATACAAAATGACGACGAAATACACCCTAATCGCAAGTTTCATAGAGCCGATGGTTATGGAAAAGTCTATTTTTATCGCCTGCCGGGCGAGTTCCAGCGCGAACACACTTCGTTCGTTATTGGCGCTGATACAAGCATGGGAATGTCGGCAGACGCCGACCCTTCCGCCGCTGTCGTCCTTGCCGTTTCTGCCGACGAAACCGAAGAAGTAGCCAGCTTCAACGCTGTCATCGCGCCGCACGACTTCGCGGAATTACTGAACTGGCTTGGCCGTCTCTACGACACGGCTTTGCTAGGTGTCGAACACAACGAACGGGGCGGCGCGGTAGTCAACGACTATCTGCACAAAGTATGGCGCTATCCCCTGCTGTACTTCCCGCGCGATATGTTCACCGGCAAGACGCGCCGCGATACCGTTCCTGGCGTCAACGTGACAGCCGACGGCAAAAGCAAACTGGTATCGGACTTGGCGGAAGAGATAGTCAACCACACGATTCTGTTCCGCAGCGTCAAGTTGATAGACCAACTGAAAACCTATCAGGTGCTAAAGAACAACAAACTCGGCGGCGCGCCGGGGACGAAAGACGACTTCGTCTCAGCGGCGATGATTGCCCGCTTTCTCAAGAAGCATATTCACCGTTTTTCACCGCCGCGCCAAGAGATACCGCGCGGCAGTTTTGCCTGGGAAGCGCACAGGCTAGCACGTCAACGCGGTTTGAGAGTCCCAGGACACTAATGCCTAGAAAGAAACTCACAGTCCCCATTGTCTTCCCCGACGGCCCAGTGGCGACGCGCCGCAGCCGTGGAAGAAAAGCCATCGCCAGCGTCCGCAGTGAAACGGGCGACCCGAAGATTGACGGCGAGATATGGCTTTCCCGCATAGCAATGACGCGGCAGGCCCGGTTGATGCTGAAAAATGGCGAAAGAAGCTGGCGCAGATACTACCGCTGGTATGAGGGGGAACAGTGGGACGATAGGGGCGGAACGGGCGGACAAGTCAACTCTGACAACCCGCGCGACACAGCCACCATTAACAAGACTGGAAGCATCATCAACTCGATAGTTCCCTTCCTCATCAACGATGAAATCAAGTTCTTGTTGAAGCCCCAGCGCCCCGACGATGACCAGTCTGCAATGATTCAACAGGCGCTACTCAACTATGAATGGCGCAAGCGGAAGATGACGAACGCCATAAAAGTGTGCGCGCGGGATATGGTTATCATAGGCCACTGTATTGCCAAGCCCGGCTACACGGTGGAAGTGGACGAAAGCAAGAAACCGAAAGATGACGGCGTTATCAACTACGCCGAATACGTGAAGCAGGACGCGCCATACGTCGAACGCGTCAATCCACTTAACTTCGTCTTCGACTGGGGTGGCAGAGACAGAACGCTTCGCACGGCGCGATGGTGCGGTGAAGTCTTCTTCGTCCCCTATGCGGACGTGTTAGCCAATAAGCAGTATGACCGCGAAGCGCTGGGGCTGCTGTACTCAGGTGAATACTCGCCAACGACGCAGACGAATTGGGCGTCGCTAGGCGTTGACCCTAAGGCAATGAAGGGGCTTCAGTCATTCGCGTTACCTGAGGACAATCTAGTTACGCTGATAGAGATTTGGGACAAGAAATTCCAAAAGCGGATGGTTTACGCTGACGGTTGCCCGCACCCGCTAGTCTCTGAAGATTGGCCATACACTCACCTCGGGACAACGTTCCCCTACGTCATGGCGAAATATATTGAAGCGCCAAATCAACCATACGGCATAGGGCTTCCCCGTTGGATAGAAGACCAGCAAGTGCAGATAAACCGCGCGGCGACACTCGAACAAGACGTGATGAGGAAGTCGCGCCCACGCACAGCGGCGGCTGAGGGGACGAACCCCGAAGAGGTTGTTAAGTATGCAAACGGCGATGACATCGTAGTTGGCGACTTCAGGGCTATTCAACCCGCCGACCTGTCGCAGATGTTCCAAGTTTACAAGCAGAACCTTGAACGCGCCATCGAAGAGATGACGGGGGCCGACGCGCTATTACAAGGCAAGGCGCTTCCCTCTCGCACGACGGCGGGCGAAGTCGGGACGCGCGCCAGGCTTACAGGTTTGAAGCTAGACCAGCACGTAGAAGACTTTGAAGAGTTCGTTGAGGACGTGGCGACACAGATACTCGGCCACCTCAAGAAGTTCAGAACGACAGGCGACGTAATTGAGGTTGTCGGCAAAGAGGGCGTGTCCTGGGAGGAATACACCAACGAGGACATCCAAGCGGGCGTTGACGTTGAGGTCAACTACTTCGCAGCGCCGAAGACTGACCCCGACTTGGAGAAACAGCAGGCGCTACAGATATTCCAGCTTGCGGTGCAAGCGCTGCCCGTTCTAGCCCAAACCGGCGCGCCGGATACATTCGACGTACCGGCGCTTGTCGGCTGGGTTCTGGACAAGTTCGGCGTGAAGGACAAGTCGCGGTTCTTCCGTTCGTCGCGCACACCAATGCCGACGGAGGGCGCTGGAATGACGCCACAGATAGGCGGGGCATTTGCGCCGTCGCCAGTGGGACAGACGCCGGGAGTGGGACAACCAGGAGAGGGCGGAAGCGTGGAAGACTTAATGCAGTCAATGCGCGGCTTCATGCAGTAGCCGCTTAACAAGGAGAGGGATGGCAGAAGAAGACAACGACAGTCCGTGGCCGCTAGTT